TGCGAATTTTGCGCGTCAAATGTCCTGCCAATCCACGATATGCGCGTTCCTTTGCTTCAGGTGTTTTGAAGGTCATGAATGAACCATTCGCGTTGCGTGGGCGAATACCTTTAATCTTCATCCAATCGTAAATCGCCTTTTGCATCACTCCCATTTCACCCTTCGCTGGTTTTGATCCTGCACCTCTTCGGAATGAATATGGGCTACCTTGATTACGCGATAATCCATTCACACCTTGCTCAACAAAATCAGCGTAATTACTCGCTTTACCTTTTGCGAAAAACTGAATCTTACTACTCCTTCCATCGTAATAAAATGAAAGCGAATTGCGCAGTGTGTCAGTTGCAACGGCTCTGCGTTTCTTACCTCGCACCGTTCTATACACTCCGAGATTAAGCATTGCACGTTCAACGACTTCTTGACCAAATCGCTTCATGATTGATGTTAATGGTGATTCAGCCATTGATGAATTGATTGTAAGCTGTGTTGGGATCGTTCACTAATAAGTTAACGAGTACATCAATACCTTTACTTTCGAGCGCAGTTGTAAACTCAGTGTTTGACTTTTCCCACGCAAAAAGAATAGTACCCCAAGTTGTTGTTGTTGGAATGGATATTCGTACAATCTCTCCTAAATCTTCTAAAGTGTAGTTCATATTGTGACCATTATTGCTAAGCAATTCACCGCTGCGGATGCGGCAGATGCGTTATTAACTACTTTTATACTTGCGTATTGACCTGCCGTATATGATACGCTGTTAACTGTATTACTATAAAAATTACCCAAGCTTCCTGCAGCTATCGTAATAACCAAAGCTGTATCTGCATTGTTTTTTCGTAATGTAATAACGAGTGAACCCGTAGCTGGTTGAGTTGTGGAAGTGCCAAAATACAATCTGCTCAATGTACAATCTTGCGGAAATACTGTTACTCTTATGTTTTCACTTATTGACAATCCACTACCTGTTAATCCAACATAATTTGTTGCACCTGCCGCAACCGATGTATTCGCATTGCCGACTGTTCCTGTTAAAAATGATGTACCACTTCCAGTATTTGCTTTTGCGTTCAATTGCGTTTGGATGTCACTCGTTACACCAATTAACCTACCTAATTCAGTTGTTGATACAGCACTAACCGCCACCTTTCCACCGCCATCACTAACCAATGCACGACTGCCTGTTAAGTTGGAAGTTGTAATCGTACTCGCTGCGCCTGTTATGGTATCTTGTTTAGTGCTTAACGCGTTTGAATTTTCCCACAGTCCACTTGTTGAATTGTATTTGAGAATGTCATTGTTGGCAACCGAAGTGATTTTCACTCCTTCGTCTTTGTTTATATTACTACCAATTGTTGGTCGCACTTGAATCACTCCATTTACGGCAGCATGAATTACAATGGCTACTTCAACAATGTTATTTGGTGCGCTTGGAATTGTAGTAGTGAATGCACCTGCACTTGTTGTGGATGCGTAAAGAATATCCCCATCGGTAAACGCGCTTGTGTTTAATTGTCTTAATTGTCCAAAGTGCATAACCATTCCATCCGCGCCATCTGCAATGGCTTCCGCAGTTACTCCCATTAGATATTCACTTGGATAAGTGCCATCCGCTAAAAATGGTGCTATCTTAATTCTACCAGATGCGCCTAACGTACCATCTGCACGGACAACCGTTCCTTTTGCTATCGTACTTCCTGTTTGATTTTTACAAAAGTAAAAAGTGTCTTGCATCACTTGACCAACATGACCATTCATAACAAGTTGAACGGTATTATGATCAGTATCCCAACTCATTGTTCCCTGCGTTGTCGGTGTTCCTGTTGGTGTGGTATCAAATTCAATAAAGCCACCGCTTAAACCATATTCACCCAAGTCAACATTGGCAGTTGCTCCTGTATATGGAACACCACCACCACCTCCCCCACCGGGAATTGTTTTCCATGTGTTGTCCGCTGCGAGATAGTCAGTCGTTGCGGATGGTTGGTTAGTTGTGAATTGAACTTTCTTTGCCATTACTCTTGGGTATAAGGAATGTCACACGCGTTCCATTCGTAATCAACGGTGATGTCGATTGATCCCTGCACACCACTCAACACGTTGCTAAATTCTTCAATGAATGGTGTGAATTGAATGGGTTTGGTAATGATAACCGATTCATCGAATATCTGACCGTTCTCAATCTCATTAACAAGGTCAGCAAACAACAACACGCAATCGCTAATCGCATGACGTTGGTATTCGGTTTTGAGTTCTTTATCGCGTGGTAAATCAGCGAATACAATTTCTAATGAATAGGTTAATTGTCCAGCATCAATACTGAACTGATTTGGCACAACGTGCATGAATGGGAACTCATCTTCCTTTTCTAAATCCGCTTGGCTTATTTGTCCATGCGTGAACTTTCGAATCAATGCGTGGTTATCCGCGAACTCTTTTAGCTTCGCGATGATTACGTTGTATGTGTATAAAGATGAATCGCTCATGTCTATATGTAGCCAAATGACTATTTTTTAGTAATTAATTGCTTCTGAAATTGTGCGTAATCAATTTTATAATTCAGATGCGCGAAGATGGTTGATGCTTGGGTTTTAATAATCGCATCGAATTTGGTTACATCCCTATCAGCAATTTCTTCGATGACATGAAACCAACCATAATTCGCACTTAACTCGCTGGTTGCTGTAACGCTTCCTGCATCATCGCTATCGCCTTCTTCAGTTCCGTCATCATCTGTTGATCGGAATACTCTTGGAAAGCTGTCAACAATTCTTTTTCGATATTCGAAAAAAAAACCATTGCACCATTGGCAATCATTAATGGCATCTCGTTAAAATCTTCCGCGTTCTTTAGATGAATGGTTGAATCGTAATCCTCAACTTCATAACGATTAATAAATTCATTCTTGCATGGTCTGAATAGGATAGCGAGTAACTTATTCAAATGCTTGGGGAACTCATTACAATTCGCATCCAGGTCTAACCATTCGCCAAACGTCATCGAGTTGATGTCAGGCACGAATCTGTATTTCGTGAACTTCGTCATGAACTTAGGAACGTGTTTCGATGGGATGGCTAACAACGCTTCATCAAATGAATTTTTGATGTCATTCATTTGCGATGGAGTAAGCAATAACACCTTACTGCGTGGCAGCTTGGTAATGGCTTGAACTTGGTTAACCAAATCACCTTCGTTCATGGCGAATCCAACGTACTGACCAACGGTTATCTTTTCGGGTGATAGGTCTAAATTAATCTTTTGCATTGTTCACCTCCTCCAATACTTTATTTATCCATTCATCAAATAGTACACTCATCTCAGTTTTAGCAATGCGTTTGCGTTGCTCCTTTTGTTGTAGCCATAACCCGAATAACACGCACATAGTGTAAGTGTGTTTAGCGGTATCTTTTGCTTGGTCTTGATTCATTAATCTATTTTTATTTGATTCTCGTTTAGTATCTCATGGAATTTTTCGCGCATCTTATCGAGCGCATCGAGTTGTTCGCCATTATACTCTTTCGTATTATACTTGATGGTACTTCTCATTTCTTGGTCGAACTCCCATAGCGCAATGTACACCGAGTTGAGATTGGTGAACCTTTTGTGTTCTTCGATGTCCGCAGGTTCATCCAGGTTGAACTCGATTATTGCTCTCATAGTTTGTCAGATATGATTATTTGTACTGGGTCACCATTGGCACCCGTCAATTCAGTTGTTTGTTTTGGTTTACCATACGCGCGGTCTAATAATACCTCTGCGGCTCTAATATCACCTTTCGCAGCTTTAGCTCGTAATGCCTTTAATATTGCCTCTGCTGCGGTTATTCCATCTTTATCTTCGCCCAATATATCCGCTAACAATTCATTTAGATGTGGAAGTTTCTTAGGTCGTCCGTTGGGGTTTGCGTTGTTTCCTTTTGGAAATGGTTTAAGATTTTGTAGGTTAGCCATTGTTCACGATTATTTCACGATTAATTAGAGCGCAAAGGTCGGATTCGAACCGCCTATTTCGATACTGGAAGCATCGCGTTTATCCTCATTAACTTCTTGCGCTTTTTTAGGATATGGTTTACTTAAAGACTTACACAAAGGTAACAAAGTTTTATCAAGTGGGTAAAGATATTTTCTTTTACCGCTTCGATTTCTTGTTTCCAAAGTTGCTAAAAATTCTTTTGGATATTCATTCAAGGTTCTGTCGTGTCTCCATTTTCCTTTATAGAAATAATCTTTTCCACTACTTTCGTTTTCTTCTACAAAATACCAATTTGTTGCCTGATAAATTGTACCATAATGATTTTGTCCTTTATCGGAATAAGATATTAATAATTTAATTGTTGGGCAATCCTTTTTAATTAATCTAATTGCAATTGACATTGCTTTACTTGTACTCTCTTGCTTTCCATTTAAAGCCATTCTTGTTAATTCTAAATATTGACCGTAATTTAATTTATAAGGTTTTCCCATATTTGCGGATGCTCCACCACCAAATAATATAACCCCGCACCACTCTCCAATATCATTAAAAACTGAATATCCAATATATTGAGCAGGAACAACTTCCGAATAATGAAATTTTAAACAAGCGTATTGAACCGCTTTTTTTGATGCCTTTTCAAGTTTCATATTTCACCTGCACTTACTGAATAAAATGCTCCTTGAAATTTCCTATCTATTAATTCTTGTATATCGTTTTCGGCTTCTTGTAATTGCTCAACGGTTTTAAAAGTTATCTTCATTGAAGCAGGTTTGTTTTTTTCTTCACCTATTAATTCATCGAGTGAAGGTTCTTCTTCAACCTTCCAAACATCTAACCCCCATTCAACAAGTTCTTCTGCATCCCATTCATTGGCAATCATATCCCAATCCCATTCACCGTATCCAAGATTATCTTTAATAATAAAAGCTCGTTGTTGTTCTTCAGTCCAATTAGCCACGATGACTGGAACTTCTTTTAATCCAGCTTCATTACATGCTTTCAATCGCATATTACCGCCCAACACAATCATATCTTCATTAACAATGATCGGTCGCTTATCTAACATCTCAGGAAAATCTTTAATTGATTTCACCAATTTTTTAAATTTATCATCTTTAACTAAACGAGGATTATTTGGATTGTTTTTTATTTTCCAAATTGGTAAGTATTCAATTTTAGAGATTTTATTCATATTTCTTTATATATGTAGCAAATGTAGTTATTAATTAAAGTATTAATGAATTTTTTAAGTAAAAGAATATTTAACAAAAGAAAAGAAAGAAAAACAAAAAAAGGTAAAAAATAAAAAGAAAGAAAAGAAAAAGCTCCCCCCAAGAAAAACAAACAATTTCGCGAATAGCGAATTTACCTGAACCAAGCGTTGGTGTATCGCAAGTTTGCCGGTTGCATCTCCCATTGGCAATGGAGAGTAATTTATATTGATTCATAAAAGAAAATCCCCCAATCATTAAAAGTTGTTGAGGCTTAAAATGAAAGGGGGAATACTTAATACCTCAACGCAACAAATATAAATTGAATTGTGTTGAGTTCTATTTTCACTTTTGAACAATCAAAGAATAAATTAAAATCGGTAACCAAAAAATCCCTGTAACAATTAACCCCACAAAATTGTTACGAGAAAAACGTAATGTTCGATCGAGGAACATCAAACTCATCAACCCAATAAGTGATAATGCGATCACCGTATAGGAGATAAAAAAGAAAAGAAGCAGATTCATAATCAAGATTGTTGTTTTCTTCTTCGTCCACGTTTCTTTGGTTGAATAGGTTGTTCTTCCTCTATTTGTAGCACTTCCTCTCTTTTCAATTGTTTATTCAGTTCCGCAATGGTTTGGTTTACACACGTCACGCAGCTTGTAACCTTTTCACTACGGCCAGTCATCAATGACTTTAAGCGCGCGAGTGTAATGCGCTCATCATTGTTTAATGCACCGTTCTTTCTTGCGTTGAATAGAAGTGTTTGAGCATCTTGAATGAGTGAACCATCAACAACTTTCTCCCACTTACCAGCAGGACAATCGGATAATGTCATTTTTGTTTTCACATCCAAGAAACAACCGCATGGCTTGAAAGTCACTCCATCCAATGTCATCGTTTCTCCGAGTGGATTTAATTTGTTGAGTGGTGTACCACACGTGCGCGTTGTCGCGTTGTACGCTGGGCATTGAATGCAGATAGCCATTCGTTTGTTGGCCATTTCAATAATTGTATTCATAGTCGTATAATTGATTTTCTTAATTCATCTTTGGCCGCTTTCACGGTTTGGTAAAGATAGCTTTTTGGTATTCCTGTTTCTCGCGAAAGTTCATCATAACTGAAATCATTGAGCGCATATAGATAAAACACTTCACGCTCAAAGAATGGTAAACGGCTAATGTAGATATCAAGTTGCTCATTAGTCAATCGATCAGCCATCCATACTGACTCAACCGCCATGTTCTGAAGATGTTCATCGGTAATGTCAGCGTAAAGGTCTGAATGTTTCCTGTAAAGATTGTGATAAGATGAACGGTTACTGTAATAAGCGATTCGAATGGCGTGTGCCACATACGCTTCAATGTCTTTGATATGATCCAGGTTGTTTTCGAGAATGCGGCCAATGGTATCATGCAAAAGGTCATCCGCTTCAAAGCTGTTAGCGGTTAATGATAACGCTATCTTGCGCCAATGGTTATATCTGACCTTTGAAATAATCATCTATTACTTTAATCGTAGCTTCGAAACCTTTGCTATATGTAGCGAAATATCCTCTTTTATTCAATTCCTTTATCCATTCCTTTTGTTCCTTACTGACAACACCTTTAATATCTTTGATCTCGATAAGCAATCCATGATAATTACCCATTGGTTCGAAGATTTGCAAGTCGGGAACTCCTTTCACATAGCCAGTTGCCTTCATTTTTATTGCCTGTTTCATGGAAGTACGCACCCCACCTGCACTTGCGCAGTATAATGCACCGGGATAAGTGTATTTTAAGTAATCAATAACCGACTTTTGCACCCCTGCCTCACCACTAAATGGCTTTTTATATGTTTTTTTGTACGATTTTTTTACGTTAGAAATCAATGAGTTATCATTTAGTAAATTAATTTTAACAAATTTCTTCATTTTTTTCTTGTTTTATCAAAATAACTTTACATATATTTGCAAACAAATCAAAGATAAACAAAAAACAAAAAACAATGAAAACAATCAAAGCAAACACAACAATCAGCGCAAGATTCATCGGTGATTCTAATTTGGTAGTCACTGCGCAAGTGTTAGATCGTAAAGGTGACTTTGTCACTTTAAAAGTTCAAGGTGAAAAAAACATCGTCCGCAAAAAAGTAAAAGTAGGATTCGATGGTAACGAGTACGTTATGGCAATGGGTTCTTATTCAATGGCTCCGATATTCATGTAATCAATAATTAACTAAAAAACAAAACAAAATGGAAACAATGTACCAAGTACACATCAAAGAGGGAATCAACGCGGAAGTTCGCAATTATGATTCATTAAGTAACGCAAATCGTTACGTTATCGAAAAAGCATCCGAAATGGGATTGCATTACGGTTATGATGCAGATGGATGGGCATTTGCTCATGACGATCAAGGTGGTCCATGCTGCACAGAAATCTTTATCTTTCAAATCATCTAAGAACATGGAAAAGAAAGCATGGAAGCTAGAACTAACTAGCCAAGAATTAGCAATCGTGTCAAGAGCAGTGGAAGAATTTGTAGCCACCTATAACAGAAGTGCATTTAGTCATGAAGATTTGCAAAGCACATTGAAATCAGTTAACGAATTCAATTACATAGGATGAAACTCAATCTAACCTACCCAAAAAAGTTCATTTGCGTTCAATCGTCAAGTTACCCAACTGAACAACTCGACTTCAACCAAATAGCGCAGCACATCGCGAATGGAACGAACCGCACTCCACTCGAAAGGATGGAAGAATTATTAATCGAAAAAACCTATCAGAAATAATGCCTTGGATAAAAGACGAAGATGGACAGCCGATATTAGTGGCCAAAGATTCAACAGAAAATAAGTTGGACGAATTTCACACGCAAAGAAATAATCAAATAGAAAAAAACAGTTATACACGTAAAAATCAAAAAACAATGAAAACAAGTAAAGTAAAGGGAGTCCAACCTAATGGACAATTCAAAGACATGAATGTTTTTGAAGTATCATTCGATAACGGTGATGCAGGTAACAACTACGCAAAAGGTAACTGCCGTTTTGAAGTTGGAAAGGAGTATCAGTATGAAATCGGTGGCAGTGGTAAAACCCCATCAATCAAATTTATTGGTGAAGTTGGCGCACCTGCCAAATCATTCGGAGGTGGTGGTGGATCATTTCAAAAATCACCCCAGGATAAAGCGGAAATTGCTCGAGCGGTTGCGCTCAAAGCTGCGGTGGATGCCATTGGCGCAGGGGAAGAACCTTACAAATATGTGAACTGCGCATTGTACTTTGAGCATTATTTAACCACAGGCCAACAAGCTAACCAAGACGCGGTTGATAATGCGTTGAACGATAGGAAATCAGATGCTAACAATGACCTACCATTTTGAATACCAAACGAATGGATAAGCACATTACAATTGCAAATAGAATGAAAACAGATTTTCAACAACTGATTAAAACCCACTTCGGTAACACGCTCAAATTTGGGCGCGTTATCGGGGTGAGTTACCCAACCGCATGGCGATACGTCAACTATCCTGTGTATATGCGATTAATCGACATTCAAAAGATATCCGATGAACTGAACATCGATATTAAGATAATCGTTCAGATGGCAATTAATAGCAGCGTAGTAACAATTAAAAACGAAGGTGATGAATAAGTATCTATTAAACGCATACGACAAATTAAAGATGAACATGATTCAATCGCCCATTGCATTCGATTTGCTGCACGACATCGTGACCAATCCAAACGCTTCCACGCTAACTGAAATCATTAAATACGACAAAGAAAAAATGGTGCGTCCAGATGGTGACGAATTAACCAATGAGATTTTACAAGCAGTTTGCAACGTGTGTAAAATTGCACCACATGAATTATTTTGCAGGTTGAGATACCGCGAGTTCAATGACGCGCGAATTATTTACACAACATTCTTGCGAATGGGAACTGATTGGAGTTTTGCTAAAATGGGCAGCCATCTAAATCGCCATCACGCAACAATGATCCACAATATGAAAGCATTTGATGCGCTCGTTGCTACGGATAAAAAGTTTAAGAAAAAAATAAATGAAGTGATCCGCATATTGAATAGTAAAAAAATTTATACATTTGACGAACTACTAACTACAAAAAAATGGAAACATGAACGAACTTACGGAAATCTTGAGAGAGGTGCGCGAATTGCACATAAAACTCGATTACTTACTCCAAAAGAAGCAAAGCGACAGCAACAGATTCACACCGCCAACGCTTGAACAGGTCGCTGAATACTTTATCGAACGTGTGCCAAATGCTCAAACTGAAGATGCTCTTAACTTCGCAGATATATTCATTAGCCATTACACGAATACCAATTGGTATTATGGCAAAAAGAAGATGAAAGATTGGAAAGCAGCGATGAGATCAGCTTGGAAATTACATGAATTTATAACTAATAAAAACAACAACAATGACACAATTGGTCGAATACAAAGGTCTGAATTACAAAACTGGATTGACTCCGAATGAACGCGCATATCTCGAAGCGAAGGAACAGGTGAGGTTGTGCGACATCACGTTGCAAATGTTCAAATCATTAATTGCGAGAACGGTTGTAATTAGTGGAATAAAACAACTGCCATCCAGCGAAGAAACGCAAATGCTATTTACTAACGCGATACATTACTATGCGTATACCACAATCGGTGAATATGCGTTGGCATTTGAAATGAACGCAGCAGGGGTTGAATTTACACGCGTTGAAAACTATGGCATGATAACTATCCAGTTCCAATCCGATGTTCTAAAAAACTATACCAATGTCAGAAATCAAATGAACATCGCGCTCGAAAAAAAGAAAACGAAAATGGAAACACCGATAGCCGAATACAACGAGCCAATCAATTGGAAGGAGATGTTTACAACTGACATTCAGAGGTGGAAGGACAATCAACGGACAACGGTAATGATTCTCGCGCCTAATTTCATTGCGAAGTTCTACGAACTCGAAGCTATCAACGATGACTGCTGGACTGATGAGCAGTGGAAGCAATGGAAGTTCGCTGCACGATTCCAGGTTATCGAAGATTTACACCTAACAAAAACGCGATTGGAACGCATGAACAAAGATGAAAAACTATCGTTTAACCAATCAGTTCAAAAAGAGTTGATGCGTAAGTTATATGCGGATATCATGGACAGTACAATTTTACAACAACGAATAATTACAAAATTATGATTTACAGAGATCATTTCCAAAATTACAAATCATACGCAATACCAAAAGCACAATTGATTATTGCAGATATTCCTTACAACTTAGGCAACAATGCGTACGCTTCAAATCCAGCGTGGTACAAAGATGGAGATAATTCAAATGGAGAAAGTGAATTGGCAGGCAAAGAATTTTTTGATACTGATAAAGATTTCCGACCTGCTGAATTTATGCACTTTTGCTCAACTATGTTAAAGAATGAACCAAAGAAACAAAAAGTTGAAGGCGAAGGAAGGCAAAAAAGTGATTCACCTTGCATGATTGTTTTCTGCGCATTTGACCAACAAATGTATCTTATTGAATTAGCAAAGAGATACGGATTGAACAACTATATTAATTTGGTATTTCGCAAGAATTTTAGCGCGCAGGTACTCAAAGCAAACATGAAGGTTGTCGGTAATTGCGAATATGGATTAATTTTTTATCGTGATCGCCTTCCAAAGTTTAGGAATAACGGCAAGATGATATTTAATTGCATGGATTGGCCACGTGATAATGAAAGTGAAAAGATACATCCAACACAAAAGCCAGTTGAACTATTAAAAAATTTGATTGAAATTTTTACAGATGAAGGCGATGTTGTTATTGATCCATGTTGCGGAAGTGGCTCAACATTAATAGCAGCGGAACGATTGAATCGCAAATCGTATGGTTTTGAAATTAAAAAAGAATTTTGGACAAAAGCCAATCAATGGTTATCTGAAGAAAAACAATCAAAAAAAGATTTGAAAGAATTTGGTTTCGACAAGACAAAAATTGAAAAGATACATCCAACTTTATTCTAAATGAAAACATATAACGTACGCTTTGAATTGTATGGAAAGAAATATCACATCAAAAAACAATGTGATAATGAAAACCTATTGAAGCAATTAATACGAATGGATATATTATTTACACAGATCAATGAAGTACCATCAGAAACAAATTGAAGCACTTGAGCAGCTATCCATCGACAATGATTGTAGGCAGTTGTTATATGGTGGAGCTGCATCAAGTGGAAAGTCATTTCTCGGTTGTGATTGGCAAATTAAACGGAGATTGAAATATCCAGGTACACGCGGTTTGATTGGTCGTTCTGAACTTAAAAAATTGCGCCTTTCAACAATGGCTACCTTCTTTGAATTGTGTTCGATGTATGGGTTGAATCCTGATAAGCATTGGACATACAATGGCCAAGACCACGTTGTTAAATTCTACAATGGCAGTCAAATTATATTGATGGATTTAGCAGACCTTCCAAGCGATCCCGAATTTCAAAGATTTGGTTCAATTGAATTAACCGATGCGTTTGTTGATGAAGCTGGAGAGGTATCTCAAAAATGTATCGATATCCTCTCATCGCGATTGCGTTATAAGCTAATCAACGATAAACCCAAACTACTCATGACTTGCAATCCGCATAAAGGTTGGTTATACAATGAATTCTTTGATGCGCAGCGTAATGGCACAATAAGAAAAGATAGGCGATTTATACAGGCGTTGCCAACTGATAACCCCCACGTTTCAGAAGTGTATTTAGAATCATTACAAATGCTGCCAATCATTGACCGCAAACGATTGTTGGAGGGTGATTGGGATTATGACGAAACAAAGGATAGGATTTATGAATACGATGATTTGCTCCGATGTTTCCGTTTGCCAAATAATGACAAGTCAAATAATGACAAGTTCATCACTGCGGATATTGCTCGGATGGGAAATGACAGAACAGTAATTGTTTTGTGGAATGGATTACACGCGGAGAAATTCATTGTGTTAAAACATAAGCCAATTAATGAGGTGGTTGATACCATTCGCCAGTTGGCTGAATCCAATGGTGTGCGGTTGTCGAATGTGCTATGTGACGAAGATGGAATCGGTGGTGGAGTGGTTGACTTTATGAAATGCAAAGGTTTCTTGAATGGATCAAAAGCAGTTCGCGACAATTACATGAATCTCAAAGCAGATTGTTATTTTAAACTCGGTGAACTGATAACGACCAACGCGATTACTTTTGAATCAACTCATAAAGACACGATTGTAAAAGAACTTGAAATGATTAGACGCGAGAAAATTGATAGCGATGGAAAGCTGCGCGTGACTAACAAAGAAACATTACAAAAGAAGTACGGCATCTCTCCCGACTTTGCAGACGCGATAATGATGCGCGCGTTCTATGAATTAAAAAAGAATTTTGGCAAATATGCTTTTGGTTAAATAAATTTAATATATTTGAAATCTAAATCTAAAACAAAACAAAATGAAACTAAATGAAATGATTAAACTGGAAGCCGAATACTATGCTGCATTCGGTGGCGATGGAATGAGCGGAGAATCGTACTTCGCCTTTATGGCTGGTGCAAAGTACGCACTCAAGTTAATTGCTCAAGAGATTAATGATGAACTATAAATTGACAGCAAACTCAATTTAGTGT